GTTTGCTACGGGTAAGGACGTGTATAAGAAGATGGCCAGTGCTATCTACGCCATCGCCGAAGAAGATGTGACCAAAGAGCAACGCTTCGTTGGCAAGACAACAATCCTCGGTGCAGGGTACGGCATGGGGGCGGTCAAGTTCCAAGCCCAACTGAAGACGTTTGGTGTCGAGGTTGATCTGGATGAGGCCCGGCGCATCATCGACATTTACCGTCGCACCAACGACTGCATCACGCGGCTGTGGCGTCAGGCTCAAAACGCACTGGTTAACTTGTCACGAGGTGATGACGCACCGCTGGGCCGGGCAGGCGTGCTTGAGTTGGTACCGGACGAACGTGCCATCCGGCTACCCTCGGGGCTGCTGATGCGGTATGACGACCTAAAGTTCTCAGAAACCGAGAAGGGTGTGGAGTTCCACTATCAGACCCGCAAGGGGCGCACCCGCATCTACGGCGGGAAGGTGATTGAGAACGTGTGCCAAGCGATTGCGCGTTGTATTATTGCAGAGCAGATGTTAAAGATCAGCAAGCGATACAAAGTTGTACTGACTGTACATGATGCGATTGCCGTGTGCGTTCGTGACTCCGAGGTTGAGGAAGCACAAGCGTACGTCGAACAATGTATGCGCTGGGTGCCCGAATGGGCCAGCGGGTTGCCTGTTAACTGTGAATCGGGAGTGGGGAAATCTTATGGAGACTGCTGACGCTGTGATCGACTACTCGTATTCAACAATTCGCGCGGAGCAAGCCTTGAAGCGTTTGCACTATGCGATGTTGGAGCGCAATCATACTGAGGCTATCGAAGCAGGGTACCAAGCTATTGTTGAAGTCCGACTTGCGATTGCTTCGATTCGAGAACATCGGGACACCGGCAGATGGTAAATATACCCGCATGGTCGTTCTCGTCTATCAAGACGTTTGAACAGTGCCCTAAGAAGTACTACCACCTGAAGGTCGCTAAAGACTTTCAGGAAGATCAGAATGCTGAGCATCTGATCTATGGCTCGCGGTTTCACGAAGCCGCTGAGTTCTACATTCGTGACGACAAACCGTTGCCGCCTGAGTTCAGTTACGCGCTGCCTGCATTAGACAAACTTAAGGCTATGCCCGGTAAGAAGTTGTGCGAGTACGAGATGGGCCTGACCGAGAACCTTGCACCGTGCGGATTCAAAGACCCGAACGTATGGTGGCGAGGTATCGCTGACTTGATCGTTCTACGTGATGACATGGCGTTCGTGCTGGATTACAAGACAGGTAAAAGCGCCAAGTACGCTGACAAGGGGCAGCTTGAGTTGATGGCACTCGCCGTGTTCAAGCACTTCCCCCAAGTCAAACGTGTCAAGGCTGGCTTGCTGTTTGTAATCGCTAATGAGTTTCCCAAAGCCGAATACACCACCGAGCAAGAGTCAGAGTTGTGGCAGAAGTGGTTGACCGACTACGGCAAGATGAAGACAGCATACGCCACGGGAGTGTGGAACCCACGTACATCAGGCTTGTGCAAACGACATTGTGTCGTGTTGTCATGCCCGCATAACGGGAGAGCGTGATGGAAGAAGTTACTCAAGACACCGCCACCCTTGCGTTGTTGATGGAACGTGAAATAGATAAGAGAGTGGTCATGGCGTTGATGCGAATGATCGACCCAACAGAAGACCCACAAATTCACAAAGTCAACATGAAGATGGCAGAGCAAGCCATAGACAGTGGCGACCGCGTTCGCATTTACAAAATGATGTCTGGACTTATTGTCAATGTGCTGTTGCGAGATGGTTGTCTTCTGCATGAAGTCATGCACGAAGTTAAGGATAGACTTGATACGAAAGTGCCCGATAAGTTTTATTAGGAGTTGTCATGCCATACACCAAGTCACCTCGGCCCTACAAGGCCGAATACCAGAAACAGAAAGAACGCGGTGAACACGCCGACCGCATGGAGCGCCAGCGAGCGCGTCGAGCTATTGATGCTAGTTTCCCAGATAAGAACGGCAACGGCAAAGCCGACAAACGCGAAGGCAAAGACATCGACCACGTGAAGATGTTATCCAAAGGTGGGTCGAACAAGACCGGACTGCGCATCATGTCGCCGTCCAAGAACCGCGCACGTAATGGTCATAGCGTGCGTGAACCGGGTGGCAAGAAACCCTCTTGACTGGTACCGCTTGTAGCGGTACATTAAAAATTCGATGTGACGAGAGCGAGTGGGAAACCCACTTCGCTCCGTTCTGCATCTGCGGAGAAACGATGGAGATCATTGAGAACAAAGCGTTGTTGCTGACGGTGCGTAACCCTCAGCAAATTACAACGGTCATTCCCAAGAGCAAAGAACTCCCGGGGAATAAAGTCGTTGTGCACTGGGGGCTGGATGAGGCCCAAGTGCTTCGCAACCTGCGCATAAAGAACGTACCCTCCCCCATCCTCGGGCGCTATGACTGGCCCGGCCAACACAAGCCCTTCGACCACCAACGCACCACTGCGGCGTTCCTCACGATGAACCGCCGTGCGTTCTGCCTCAACGAACAAGGCACCGGCAAGACCGGCTCGGTGATCTGGGCTGCTGACTACTTGATGAAGGCCAACCGCATCCGTCGGGTGCTGGTCATCTGCCCACTGTCGATCATGGATTCGGCATGGCGTGCTGACTTGTTCAAGTTTGCTATGCACCGCTCAGTGGACATCGCCTACGGTGCCAAGGATAAACGCCGTGCCGTGATCAACGGCCCCGCTGAATTTGTCATCATCAACTATGACGGTGTGGAGATCGTTGCCGATGACATCGAGCGTGGTGGCTTTGACTTGATCGTCGTGGACGAGGCCAACGCCTACAAGAACAGCATGACCAAACGCTGGAAGGTGCTGAACTCTTTGATCAAGCATGACACGTGGTTGTGGATGATGACCGGCACCCCGGCTGCGCAGTCCCCGCTCGATGCGTATGGACTAGCCAAGCTAGTCAACCCCCAAGGTGTGCCTAAGTTCTTCACCTCGTTCAAAGACATGGTGATGTACAAAATATCCAACTACCGCTGGATACCGAAGGACACCGCTATGCACACAGTGTACAACGCCCTGCAACCGGCTATCCGTTTTACCAAAGATGAATGCCTTGATTTGCCGGAGATGACTTACGTGCGTCGCAACGTCGAACTGACCAAGCAACAGCAGAAGTACTACGACCTGCTCAAGAAACGCATGGTGATCCAAGCCGCTGGCGAGGAGATCACATCCGTCAATGCCGCCGTCAACATGAGCAAGCTCTTGCAAATTTCTTGCGGTGCGGTGTACTCCGATACGGGCGAGACTTTGGAGTTCGACATCAGCAAACGGTACTCCGTGCTGACTGAAGTGATCGACGAGTCCAGCCAGAAAGTGCTGATCTTTGTCCCGTTCAAGCACGTCATCAGCATCCTGTCTCAAAAGCTCACCGACGACGGATACACCAATGCAGTGATCTCCGGCGATGTATCTGCGGGCAAGCGTGCTGACATCTTTCGAGAATTCCAGAACGACCCCAACCCAAGGGTGCTGGTGATCCAACCTCAAGCCGCTGCGCATGGCGTCACCCTCACTGCGGCCAACACTGTGGTCTGGTGGGGACCAACTTCCAGTCTGGAAACCTACGCACAAGCCAACGCACGAGTGCACCGCTCCGGCCAACGCCACCCATCGACGGTTGTCCAACTTGCCGGGTCTGGTGTAGAAAGACACGTTTACAACTTATTGGATAAGAAAATCGACGTTCATTCAAAGATTGTCGATCTCTACAAAGAAATACTTGCATAAAGGAGAAAACCCCACTATACTTAACTTCCCAACAACGAAGGAGCAACGAGATGACAGAAGAAAGCAAACCCACCGTACCAGTCGAAAAGCTGGTCAAGGTGTACCTAAAGATGAACGCCTCCCTCTCGGAGAAGAAAGCTGCGTTTGAAGTAGAGGAGAAGGCGCTCAAAGAGCAGATGGCCAAGGTCAAGGCTGCACTGTTGGACTACTGCAAAGAGCAGAACGTCGAGTCGGTGCGTACGGCTGAGGGGCTGTTCTATCGCGGGGTAACAACCCGCTATTGGACGAATGACTGGGAAGCTATGGGGCGCTTTGTGGTGGAGCACAACGTCCCTGAACTCTTGGAAAAACGTCTGCATCAGGGCAACACCAAGCAGTTCTTGGAAGCCCACCCTGACTTGCTGCCCCCGGGGTTGAACGTGGACAGCGAGTACACCATCACCGTAAGGAGAAAGTGAGATGACCGAGCCGTTTGTGCCAATCGAAGAATTGGCAAAGCACTTTACGGTCTCGATTTCTACGGTCCGTGCATGGGTGCGACAAGGGCTCATCCCCAAGGAAACCTATATCAAAGTGGGTAACACCTACCGATTTAGCATTTCCAAGGTGGTTGAGTCGTTGACCGCCGCACCGAAAGACGAACCCGAGAAACCTGAGCCGATTGCTGTAGATGCCAACGCCCCTGTGCAGTTGGAGCTTGACCTTAACCCTGACAAAGACATCTAAGGAGAAACGATATGTCGAACGAAATGACCCTGTTTGGTAACCAATCCAACGCTGCCCTTGCCCTGCTGCAAGGTCTTGAAGATAACCTGACCGATAAGATTGCCGGATCAGGTGGCAACCGTCGCATCAGCATCGAAGGTAACGTCTTCCGCGAAATCATTGGCGGTAAAGAAGTGCGTGTGTCCGAAGATCGTGCCATGCAAGTGGTCGTCATCAACGCTGCACCGGTGTCTCGTACGTTCTACGCTGGTACCTACGTCAAGGGCCAGAAGTCCAAGCCGACCTGCTGGTCTAGTGATACGCAAACCCCGGATGCGTCTGTGCCCGAGGATCAGCGTCAAGCCAAGTTCTGCAAAGACTGCCCCCAGAACATTAAAGGTTCGGCTAGCCAAGGTGAAGGCCGCGCATGCCGCTTTGCCCAGCGTGTGGCTGTGGTGCTTGCCGGTGACAACGGTGTGGACGACAAGGTGTATCAACTCAACCTGCCCGCCACATCCGTGTTTGGCGACGCCGATGGGCAGAAGATGCCTCTGCAAGCGTACGGTCGTTATCTCAAGGCGCACAACACGCACGTCATCAGTGTCGTAACTGAAGTTCGCTTTGATCCCGCTGGTCAGATGAAGCTGGTGTTCAAGCCGATTCGTCCGCTCAACGAAGTTGAACTCAAGGGTGTGTTGGCACTGCGTGAGCACCCGGACACTCTCAAAGCTATCACCATGAGCGTGAGTCAGATGGACCAGTCTGACGACAGTAGCCCTGCACCTGCCCCTGCACCGGCTGTGAAGAACGCGCTGAAGGCTGAACCAAAGGTTGAGAAACCTGTGGTCGAAGCTGTTGAGGAGCCCAAGAAAGTTGTTAAGAGAACGGCTGCTCCTGTTGAGGCCACTGAGAAGGCCGACCTGTCCGACATCGTTGGAGAGTGGGACGACTGAAGTCCGATTTGGGGTGGGGTCGCTCCCCACCCTTCTTTTTTCAGTTTTCCCTCTCACACCAACGAACGGCGGCTATGGATACAAAAACATTTCTGGAGGCGGTGCTGGGAGATGACGGTATGTACTGTGTGTGGGCCAATCGGATTACCGATGGCCGCAAGGTGCAGAAGTTCTACCCCACCATTGACGCGCTCATCCATGCGGCTCACAACTTGGACGGTGAAGGATTCGA